AGCAAGTAAAACAACTTGAAAATCTTATAAAGACAAGAGATGAATTACAAAAATTAAATGAACTTTATTCAAGTATTGCTTCAACAGTAGAAACTGGTTTGGTTGATGCAATCGAGGGTGCAATAAATGGCACAAAAACTCTTGGAGATGTTGCTCGTAGTGTATTCACGCAAATTCAAAGATCACTTATTCAGTTTGGTGTAAATGCTTTTCTTGGTGGACTCCCTGGTATTGGACAGTTTTTCAGAGCAAATGGTGGTCCTGTTAGTGCAGGAAAAAGTTATATGGTTGGAGAACGTGGCCCTGAAATGTTTGTTCCAAACACAGGTGGAAGGATAGTGCCTAATTCAGACATGGGCAGTTCGACTAATGTTGTAGTAAATGTAGATGCTTCTGGTTCTTCTGTTGAAGGAGATGAAGAACAGGGTAGAGAGCTTGGTCGGCTTATCTCAGTTGCAGTACAATCTGAAATAATACAGCAACAAAGACCAGGAGGATTACTTGCATAATGGCTACGTTTCCCTCAATAAAACCTACTTACGGCCAACAAAAAAGATCAGCACCATTAACTAGAACAATTCGTTTTGCTGATGGTTATGAACATAGAATTTTATTTGGATTAGCTCAGCATCAAAATCCAAAGGTTTTTAATTTTACTTATAACGTATCAGAAACAGAGGCAGATGAGATAGAAACATTTTTAGATGATAGAGCAAATGATAACGATAGTTTTGACTTTCCTTCAGAACATTTACCTGGAGAAACTGCTTCAAACTTTAAATTTGTTTGCGAAAATTGGACTAAATCAATACCCTATAAAAATAGAGCTACTATTCAAGCTACCTTTAGACAAGTATTTGAACCTGTATCCTAATGTCTGTAAATCAAGCTGTATTTACTAATTTAGAATCAATAAATCCATCAGCAATTATTGAGTTGTTTACCATTCAGTTAGATTCGACTTTGCATGGTGATAGTACAATTTATCGGTTTCATGCAGGAACTAGTTTAAAAGCAAATGGACAGATAAAATGGCAAGATAATTTTTATCTAAGATTTCCAATACAGGCATCAGGTTTTGCATTTCAACGTGGACAGTTACCTAGACCAAAACTTATTATTAGCAATGCAGGATTATCAAGTATAAGCAGTGCTATAGATAATTTTAGTGTTTCTGCAATTTTATTAGAAGTAAATAATATAACACCAGGCAATGATCTTACAGGAGCTACTGTAACTAGAATTAGAACATTAGCTAAATTTCTAGATAAAGAAAATTTTATTAATAGTGTTAATCCTACTGAAGATAAAACCGCAGAATTTCCAAAAGAAGTCTATAAGATTGATAGAAAATCAGCAGAAAATAGAGAAGTTGTAGAATTTGAATTAGCTGCACCTACTGATCTTGCTGGAATTAGAATTCCTAACCGCAGAGCCACTAGAAATGATTTTCCCTCTATTGGTACGTTTATTCAATGACTTGGAAATATAAAGCACTACTTCATGCTCAACGTGAAGATCCTAAAGAATCTTGTGGTTTGCTTTTAAATGTAAAGGGTAAAGAAAGATATTATCCTTGCCGTAATCTTTCAATTACAGATCATCAATGTTTTATTATCGACCCAGAAGATTATGTAAAAGCAGATAATACAGGTGAGATTGTAGGTGTTGTTCATAGTCACCCTATAACACCACCAAATCCTAGTCAGGCAGATATGATTAGTTGTGAGGATAGTAATTTGCCTTGGTATATTGTTAACCCAAAAACAGAACAATGGGCATACTTAGAACCATGTGGATACAAACCACCTTTATTGGGTCGGCAATGGGTTTGGGGTATAACTGATTGCTGGAGTTTAGTCAGAGATTGGTATAAAGAAGAAAAGAATATTGAACTAAAGGATTGGGATAGACCTACTACACTAGAAGAATTTATGGATAATCCATTATTTGAGAGTTGTGCATGGCGAACAGGTTTTAGAGAGCTTAGACCTGATGAAAGACTACAAAATGGAGATGTTTTACTTATGAGTATTTTGCACCCAACTTTAAATCATGTAGCATTATTTTTTGAGGGAGATGTTATTCATCATTTAACCGATAGACTATCTTGTAGAGAGCCTTACTCTGAATGGTTGCTAAAATGTACGGGAAAGAGGTATCGCTATGCTTCGTAAAGTAAAACTGTATGGAGAATTGGCTAAATTCGTTGGTCATAAAGAGTTTGAGGTCGAAGTAAATACCGTAAGTAAAGCTGTCAGTTTTCTAATACATAATTTTCCAGAAGTAGAGCGTTTTATGAGTCCAAAATATTATCAGGTAAAAGTCGGTAATTATGATATTGATGAAAGTGAACTGGCATATCCTGTAGGACAGGAAGATATACATTTTATTCCAGCGATCAGTGGTGCTGGTAGAGGATTTGGAAAAATTTTATTAGGTGCTGCATTAATTGGAGCATCATTTTTTTCGTTTGGAACTTCAGCAGGATTAGGTGTAGCTTTTTCTAAAGGATTTGCAAAAGTTGGATTAATTCAAAAAGGATTATTTGGAATAGGTGCTGCTTTAACATTATCTGGAGTTTCTGATTTATTATTTCCACTTCCAAAACCTCAAGATTTCAATTCAGAAGAAGATCCACAGTTATCTTTTAGTTTTAGTGGAGTCCAAAACACATCAAGAGCAGGTACTCCCGTTCCAATAGTTTATGGTGAAATAGTTACAGGAAGTGTTGTAATAAGTTCAGCAGTTGACACTAATCAGGTGGAAGGATGACAGACGAACCTAAAATTATTAGAGGTGCTGGTAGACCAAAACCACCCCCACCCCCTTACCGTGCTCCTGATACTTTACACAGTAAACAGTTTGTTACTATTCAAGATTTGATATCTGAAGGAGAAATAGAAGGATTCGCTAGTGCTTCAAAAGCAGGACTTACAAAAGGAACAACGGCATATAGTAACGCAAGTTTAAAAGATATATTTCTAGATGATTTACCTATTTTAGATTCTAGTGCTGACAATACAACTCCTGAATCTTCTAAATTTAATTTTCAAAACGTACAGTTAAAAACAGAGTTTGGAACGTCTAACCAAGCTGCAATGACGGGTATTCCAAATATTGGTGAGACTAGATCAATAGACACAGAAGGTCTTGGAGTCAATGTAACTAACGCTGATGGAACTTCTAGTGGAGCTATAGCTGGTTCAAAAACAAAACAAATTGTAGCGAAAAGCCCTGCAACTGCTAATGCTGATGCTGTAATTGTTACGCTTACTTGGCCAGCATTACAAGTATTTGAGACCGATGGAGATATTGTAGGAAGCACTGTCGAATACAGAATACAAGTTCAATATAATAGTGGTGGTTATACGGATGTAGTTGATACTAAAGTTGAAGGTAGATCAGCAGATGCTTACCAAAAAGACCATAGAATTAATATTACAGGTGATTTTCCCGTTGATATAAGAGTTTTACGAGATACAATAGATCCTGCAACTACAGAAACCCAAAATGCTTTTCAGTTTACAAGTATACAAGAAGTTGTTGATGTAGCTCAAACCTATCCTAATAGTGCTTATACTGCTCTTCGTGTAGATAGCCAACAGTTTAATAGAGTTCCTACAAGAAAATTCCGTATAAGAGGGATAAAAGTAAGAATACCAGGAGCAGGTCAATCAAGTTCTGGTACTCCTACTGTTGATATAGCAACTGGAAGAATACAATATCCTACTGGTTATATTTTTAATGGAGTAATGGGTGCTGCTGTTTGGACAACGTGCCCTGCGATGATACTTTTAGATTTACTTACTAACCATAGATATGGATTGGGAGAGCATATATCTCCAGATCAATCTACTGATGAAAAAATCTATGAAAATCTTGATTTATTTAGTTTTTTTGCTGCTAGTAAACATGCCAATGAATTAATTACTGATAATTTTGGTACTAGTGGTACAGAAGCAAGATTTAGCTGTAATGTAAATATTCAAAGTCCTAAAGAAGCGTTTGAAGCAATAAATGAATTAGCTGGTGTCATGAGATGTATGCCAATATGGTCAGCAGGAAGTATAAATATATCTCAAGATAAAGAGACACAAGCGAGTTATCTTTTTAATCTTGCAAATGTTGGAGAGCAAGGATTTAATTATCAGGGTAGTAGTTTAAAACAACGTCACGCTATTGTATCAGTCAGTTACTTCAATATGGATACTAGAGAAGTAGATTTTGAACTGGTAGGAGATTCTGACAGTGCTGAAGATGTAGCAAGGCGAAATAAATTTGGTAGTGCGATAAAAACAGTAAAAGCATTTGCCTGTACTTCTCAAGGTCAAGCTCACAGATTAGGCCGTGCAATTCTTTTCGGAGAGGAAAGAGAAAGTGAGACAGTTACATTTACAACTTCAATAGATGCAGGAATTGTTGTTAGACCTGGTTCTGTTATTGAGATAAATGACCCAGTGAGATCGGTAGTTAGAAGAGGTGGTCGTGTTATTTCAGCAACAACTACCACTGTTACTGTTGATGCCGTTACAGAAACCTCTTTCCCTGCTATAAATGATGCACCAACAATTAGTGTTATTTTATCTAATGGAACGGTAGAAGTTGGGAAAGTAGCAGATATAACTAATGGAGTTTTAACTTTAGAAAATTCATCTGATGCTGTTTCAAAAGTAAACGAGCAAGGTGAGGTGGTTACACAAGCTACGTTTTCATCAGCACCTCTTACAAATACACCTTATATAATAAATAGCACTTCTGGTACGGCAGCTTTACAAACTCAGTTATTTAGAGTTATTCAAGTAGAAGAACAGGATGATGTAAATTATGTAATTACAGCTTTATCTTATGTTAATGATAAATATGATTTTATAGAAGATCCTACTTCTACTGTTGCTGTAAGAAATATATCTTTATTCAATCAACCTGTCGCATCACCAACTAATCTCACAGTTACAGAAAAAATAATTACTATTAACAGCATTGCTAGAAGTAAATTAATTGTTAATTGGCAACCTATTCAAGGTGTTACTCAATATCAGGTTAATTATAAGTTTGAAAATAACAATTATATATCTCAAACTGTTTTTAGTAGTGATTTTGAATTATTAGATACTAAAAAAGGTACTTATACAATTCAAGTTTTTGCTTATAACGCTAACTTAAAAATATCTCCAAGTCCAACAGAAGTAACATTTGTAGCAAAAGGTAAAACTGCTTTACCTGAAAATGTGTCAAATTTAACTGTTGAACCAATTACTGAACAGTTTGTCAGACTAAGATTTACACAGGCAACTGCACTTGATGTTTTACATGGTGGTCGTGTTTACGTCAGACATAGTAATCAAACTGGAAGTAGTGTTTCATTTCAAGATGCTCAAGATATAATCGAAGCTGTTTCTGGTAATACTTCAGAGGTTATAGCACCTGCATTACCTGGAACGTATCTATTGAAGTTTCAAGATGATGGAGGAAGATTCAGTTTAGCACCTGCTACCGTAGAACTTTCTCTTGTTGATATTGTAGATTCTGTTGTAATTAAAGAAGATAGAGAAGATACGGATAGTTCACCTTTTGGCGGTAATAGAACTAACACTACTGTTTTAAATGGTGCTTTAAAACTAAGTGATCCTGCTTCACAACCATTGGGAGAGTATGATTTTGCCGACATATTAGATATAGGAAGTATTTTTTCTGTAAGTTTCAAACGTCATTTTAAAACGGTTGGTTTCTTTTTAGGAGGTGATATACAGACAGCTACTTACACCCAATCTGGTACAACAGTCACGGTAACTAAAAATTCTCATGGTAGAGCAGTGGGAGATTCTATAGTTTTTGATGCTACTTCTGGAGCAGGGGTTGATGGTACTTATCAAATAACTGGAGTTTCAACTAATTTTTTTACATTTACATCTGGAACTTCTCAAACAGTTTCAAGCTCAAATTGCACTTTTCAGTTTGTAAACACATTTGAACAATTAATTCCTGATGATGGTCCTGAGTTTGGCGGTCCTGCTGATGGAGGTATAGATAATTATGCACAAGATGGTAATTTTGATGGTCCACAGGCTCAGAACAATAATGCTCAAGTCTTAGTAGCAGCTACCTCTGCTAATCCTAGTAATGGTAGTGCATATCAAGCATCTGATTTTAATGGGATAGATTTTAACGTATTTGCAAATGGAAGTTTTAAAGGTAGAGGTTTTAAATTTAAATTAAAGTTAAGCACCGATATTCCTTCTCAAAATATAAGTGTAGAACAGGCAGGATATACAGCAAGTTTACCATCAAGAACTGAGCAATCGGCTGTAATTTTTTCTGATTCAGCAGGAGATGGAACTGGAAGTGCTGGAGCAAAAACAGTTACTTTTGCAGCACCATTTTTTGTTGGTACGTCTAGTATCACAGGTATTCCCAACCCTTCTGTAAATATTTCTCCTCAAAACATGGCAACAGGAGATTTTTTTGAATTGAGTAGCATATCTGGAACTAGTTTTACAGTACATTTTAAAAACTCAAGTGGTGCTAGTATAATTAGACAATTTACCTACAGTGCTGTTGGTTTTGGCAAAGGAGGGTAGAATGGAGCAAAGGATTTTAATTTAAATGGCACAAGTTGATGATTATGATGTAGCTAATCGTTCTGGAGCATTAGTTCGAGAAGATATAAACCTTATTTTTGATGCAATAAAGACCTGCAATAGTGGAAATAGTGATCCTGCTGCTCCTGCAAAATTTATGTTGTATGGGGATAGTGCATCAGGGGATGATAATTTAAGAATATATGATGGTGTTTCACAGTTTAGACCTATAGGAAAAGTAACAGAAGATAACTTGGGATTACTTCCTAGATCTGGCGGTACTATGACAGGCCCACTTTTGATAGATGATTCTAGTAGTGCATCTACTCCTGCGTTATCTTTTGATACAGATACAGATTTAGGTTTATTTAGAAAAGGTGCAAATCAAATGGGTTTTGCATCTAGTGGAACTGAACAGTTATTTATGGATGGAAATGGAATAACTTTAAACAATCAAAAATCATTGCGTTTTTCTGAACCAACGAGTGCAGGTACTCAATATGTAGAAGTAAAAGCACCTGCTACTTTATCTTCTAATTTAACTTTAACTTTACCTTCTACCACGCCCACTGCTGAATCTACTGTTAGTGCTGGTTCTGGATTAGCTTTAATTGCTATTGACGAAAGTGGTGCATTAGGTTGGGGTACAGCAGGAGGTGGAGCAGAGGGTGGTGGTAATGATGAAATATTTTGGGAGAACGATCAAACTGTTACACAAAATTACACAATTTCAAATGGTAAAAACGCAGGAAGTTTTGGTCCAATAACTATTCAAAGCGGAGTTACAGTTGCAGTTGGTTCTGGAGAGACATGGACTGTAGTATAAAAGTGTATATAATAAAAGCATGAGCCAATTAAAAGTCAACAGTATAATACCAGTTGCAGGTATACCGACAGGTGGTGGCGGTGGAATAACTCAAATAAAACAAACAGTAAAAAAAGATGTTTTTTCTGTAAGTTTGGCTACTGGTGCTGTGTC